CCTGCTTCTTGCTGGTTAACTCCTGTTTCGTGTTCAAAGTATATTGTTACACCTTCAGTATTACCGATTACATCAAATGATACATCATCACCTGCATTGTATTTTGTTGCATGAGGTAAACCAAATACAGCAGAGTCTTCCCATGTGCTTCTAGGAAACAAAGTACTTGCATTAGTAAACCATATAGGTCTTTTAGCTGTTGAGTCTAGATAACTATATGTAACTGCTCTAGTATTTACATTAGATGTAGACGTTGGATAAAACCAAGTAATCTCACCAAACAAGTTATTAATACCACAATAAATTAATTGATTAGATGTAGTGTTGAGATCATCGTAAACAAAATCTTCTACTAAACAATCCATAGATTCTAGTTTACCCGTATATCTAAAGAAACCATTATCAGACATCCAATACGCAGCACCATCAACTTCTACAGCTGCATTCATACCAATCAATCCACAGTTAGTACCTGTTTGTTCAAAAGCAAATGTAAATGGTTGACCAACAAATCTCATAGTAAATAAAGAAGTATCACTCCAAATGTATATTGCATTTCTACCAAGTTTAGCCCCCATGATCCGTGATCCAGAGGCCAGTCTTTGTGTACCAGCACTATTTTCAGCTGTAGGCGTATAGTCATTAATATTTTCTTGAGATGAAAATCTTATAAACATATCATCTTGTGTTGCTTTGTTACCAATAGTTGTTTCTGTTCCAAAAAATACTAAGTGACGATCGGGTGTTGATACTAACATATCACGTGACGCTGTTGGTGCACCAGATATAATTGTAGCTCTAATGCCTGTAGCGTTAACTGCATCTCCATCCCATTTAAAACATTCTCCGTTATGGATTAAAGCAATAAGTGTTGTTCCTAAATTATCCAAGGACCATAGACCTGGATCAATTACTGAATCGGTGTTAGCTGCAGGTGATCCCCAACCTGTAAAAGATGAAGTGTTAGTTACGGTTGCCCCATTACTGTGCGCAGCTCTTGTTGAACCTCGCGCAGCTCTTGTTATACCAGTTAATTTACTGCCTGTAATTCCTGTGTAAGATATTTCTTCTGAACCTACTTGAATAAAGTTTGTACCAGAACTTGGAAAACCTGTCGTACTAGTTAATGTAATTTCTGTAGCTGAACTATTGTTACCATTAGTATTATCTCCTAGTGCACCATTTAATGTAGTTGTCAATGCACCTAAAATGTTACCACCCCACAATGATATTCCCCAACCAAACGCACCTAGTTGTTCTGCTGGTCCAACATGATAATATTGAAAATATGTTATGCCACCTGATGTGGTTGCACCTGATCCTGTTTCATTACTAGGCATTGTAATAGTAATTGTAGAAGTAGTTGGTACACTTGTTATCATAAATTTTTTATCAGCAAAATCTGAGGCACTAAAATTAGAATTTGTAATAGCACTAAACGTACTAGCATCACCAAATAAAATAATATCTTGTGGTTGAAAATTGTGTGAACCACCAAATGTAAGTGTTACAGTTGGAGATCCGTTAGTTGTGCTAAATGCACTTGTAATAGCTGTACCCGATGGATTAGTTAGTGGATGTATATCATAGTAAACACCACCAGAATATATGTATAAAATTTTGTTAGTTCCTATAGCTGCAAATTTAGTTGATGATTTGTTTACAAAATGATGCAAACCTCTAGCAGCACCTGTAAGCTTTGATTCACCTAATTGATTCCAACCACCTATTTTTTCAGGTGTACCATATCTAAAACGTACATTTTCTCCATCTATCCACTGCGACTCAGCACCTGTTGATGTAACTTGTTTATTAAACCCTGGTAAGAAACCTAATTTTTGTAACATATAACTCCATTATAATACTATTTTACAAATGCTGGTAGACCTAACATAGGTCTTCCATCAAATTTGTTTTTTTCAGCAAATGGGCCATTCACATGATTATAATGTAGAAATACTTGACCACAAATGTTCCCGTCAAAAGGCTCTCGCCAATGTTCAAGATCACAGCCACTATATACCAGCATGTCTCCTACTTCAAGTAAGACTTTTGTGCCTTCTTTTCCCTCTTCTCCAGAAGTTTCTAAAAATATAGGCCATGGATTACCACCCAAATGTATTGTTGTAGATATTTCACAACTAGGTCTATCTTTATGTCTTTTTAATTCATCACCTTGTTTATATAATCTAGCGTAGGAATAAGTAGGACATAGATCTAGGCCAGTTTCTTTTTGCATTATAGGTAATACTTTAACGAGTAATGTTTCCATCACACTATCAGCATAACAAGAATAAGTATTAGGTATTTGTTGATCTTTCCATGTACCTAATAGTCCTGTATCATAGGTAATGTTGTTGTCATACATCCATTTAACTGCATCTCTTTTAAGAAGAAAATAGTTAAATATAAAATTAGCTAATTCATAACTAACTGCACCTTTGATTACTTGATATTTATTAAAAGCCATCTTGTATAAAATTAAAACTTACTGATATCCTTATATCATTTGATTGATTAGGTTCAACACAATGCCATAACCAAGCAGGAAACATTATTATTCTGCCAGGTTTTGGATCTATATGACATTCTCTCCACAAATGTTTTGGTGGTTGACCTGGTTTTCTTACTGGCATAACAGTTTGTATTCCTGGTCTTGGATCATTACAAACAAGTTTTCCTGAATTAGGTTGTGCATGCACATAATATACACCACTAAACAAAGTATTAGGATGTACATGTGGTCTGTTATAACCACCTTGATAATTTATATTAGCCCACATATTACCTAGTCTAGGTTCTCTATCTAACCATTCTTCTTTAAATACTTCTGTTGTCATTTTAAATAATTCATCTACCAAAGGTTTAAATTGTGGTAATTCATGCATGTTAGTTTCACTATGCCAACCATTAATATTTGTTTTTTGTATACCTTTATTTTGCTTAGACCAGTTAACTATTTCATTAGCTAAAAAATTATTATCTAACTGTATGTCATTACCATATATAATTGTTGGAAAAAATTGTTCTTTAATCATCTAAATGGTTTGCCTCCAAACCAAACAACAAGAGATTGCCTTGTGCCACGTTTTACAACATTAACTCTATGATTTAAAAATGATGCAAATATAATTGCATGACCTTGTTTAAGATTTGCAAATTTACCTGGTGCCATTAATTCTAAATCTCCACCTTCAAACTCTGAAGGATCATTCAATAATAAAGTCATTGATATTTTTCTTACAGGTGGCTCGTGTTCCATGTTTACATCACAATCCATATGCCAATCATAGAACCCTCCTTCTGGATATTCTGTAAACTGAGCTTGTTCTGTTACTTGTATATCTCCAAACCCAAAATGATTTTCATTTGCTTGTTGAATAAATTTATTAAGGTCTTGATACATGTGTCCCATTTCTTTAAATGGTATCCAACTTATTGTTGTTAATCTTTTTTTAGTATCAGTTCCACCACCTGGTTTATTCATTCCCACTTGTCCTTGTTGTGGTTTTTGTGCTCTACCTGATGCAATAATTTGTCTGCATTGATCAGGTGTAAACAATGGTGTAGTTGTTTGAACTATCCAACTCTTCCATTTAGGTTCTGTAATATGTCTATTCTCGTACATTAACTTACTCCTCTGTTTCTAATTGGGTCATACTGAACATCCATATTTGCAGCTAATGTTCTTCTATATCCTGGCCCATTAAATGGATATACGCAGTGTCTCATATCATATGGAAATATATAAAAATCTCTTTCTTTAATGTCAGGAGAATAATCACAATTAGCAAACTGACCTGATACTGAACCCATTATTTGTAGCTTACCATTCATTGGATTTTCTGCTGCTGAATATTCTACTCCAAAAGATTCTGGTAATTTTAAAATCATAACACTTGATAGACCTGTATACAAAGAACCTTGATGCACGTGAACTGGATTATATTCATGCTGAAACATAGTGTTAATCCATATAGAATTAAAATGCATATTATATTCTCTTACTTTATTCCACTCTAAATAATGTTTAAATTTTGATTCAAACCATTGCATTACGTCATTAGGTAAATGATTATGTTTAGTCATTTTAGAAGTATCTTCACCATTATAAAATAAACTATGTTCTTTTTCTATTTTACCCACCAATTGTTTATTAGCTGGTTTTAATTCAGGATACTTTGTTTCATAAATATGATTAATAGTATTATATATATCAAGCGGTACTTGATATTTTAATACTGATTGACCTAAAAATACAAAATTAAAATTATTTTTCTGTGGCTCCGATATCATTGGTCAATTTCTCTTTCTTGTTATAGATCATTTCTCCTGATTTTTTAACTCTTTCTATAGTTTGTAATTGTCCAAGTACATTAAATACTTCTGGCTGTGATGAACCTGATGTTAATGTCTCTGCTTTGTTTTTCATAATTAAAGCATAAGAATCTAGTTGGTGTCTATTAACATCCTTGTCATCAAACGAACCATCATTAAATTCTTTTTTAAGAACTGACCATAGTTTAATTTCTCTCATTCTATCTCTAGCTACTAATTGCATATTAGCTACTGAATAAGTTTTTTCATCTATATCAATTTGAAGTAATTCTTTTTTTAATTCGTCTGTTTCTTTTTCAAGTTTTTGTTTTAATCTTTTTAATTTAACTTCATTACGTCTTGCATCAAATGATAAAGACATTAAGTTTTCTAGGAATACATTTTGTTCTCTAACACACTGCCAATACTTGGAAGCTTTTGTTGGATATTTAGCGTCCTGAAGAACAGACATTCTCATTTCTGTTTCTGTTCTAAACATTTGTTTCTTAGTCCAAGTATCTCTAAGCTCTGATGTCATTTCTTTAAATTCTTTAACATCATTTGGATCAAGTAAATTGTTTAAACTAGGAGCTTCTTTTTCTATTAACGCATGTATATTTCTTTTTTCACTCATTATATTCCTTTCATTGAATAATTTTAATATAACTATTTAAAGTTATAAGTCAAGTTAACTAGAAGATATTGTTCCGGTTCCAACTGGTTCTGTAAATTCTTCTGTATTAGTGGCTCCAGGTACACCAGATCGTGCTCCACCAAAAGCTACAAACGAACCACTAGTGGGAGTGTTTGAAGATCCAGCAAGATCGGAAATACTTGTTGCCATATTTGGAATTGAAGCCCAAGCAGTTCCATTATAAACAGCAGCATTGTTAGTTGTACTAGGATTATATCCTCCTGCTGCCATGGCTGAAGTTTGAGTTCCTCCACTTGCCATACTATTCCAACTTGTTGGCATATTACCTCCAGATGTCCAACCTTCTCCATCATATATTTCTGTTTGATTAAGACCTGGAGAACCACCAAAAACAATTCCAGCAGTATATGTACCACCAGCACCATGATTATATCTAGCATTACTCATGTTAAGAGGACTAGCTGTCCAAGAAGAACCATTGTATAATTCTATTGTATTTATTATAGGTCCAGGATCGTTTCTTCCACCTGTTACTACAGCTGCTGCTGAAGTACCAAATAATCTAGGACCTTGTCTTGCAGTATTCATATTTCCACCAGATGTCCAAGAAGAACCATTCCATTCATCAGAAGATGCAACTTGACCTTGACCACCTGGCATACCACCAGCAGTAATTCCTGCAGTTTCTACTCCGCATCCTCCAAGTATAAAAGCAGGTGCTGATCTAGGCATACTTGGAAGACTTGTCCAAGATGAACCATTGTATTCTTCTGATTGTCCAGCTCTAGTATTACCACCAGCTGAAACAGCAGCAGTTTGTATTCCAAAACCAGCATTACTACTTGCACCTGTATTCATATTACCACCCGATGCCCATGCTCCAGTGCCTAAAACACCTGCAACACGCATGTTAGTTGAATTATACCATACCTGACCATTTTGTGAATTAGAGGGATCTGCTGATAGATATCTTACTTTTAATCCGTTAAGTTCATTGTATTTACTCATTATAAATTCCTTAAGGTAACACTATATTTGATGGTCTTCTAAATCTTTCTTTTTCTACATCAGTTCCAGCATCCCATGTTTCTTGTGCTGCAGTTACTTCTGCATTTACTAAAGCTTGTGCTTCTTCTTTTGTTTTTGTAATACCACCTTTGCTAGCAAACCACACAGCACCTTTTTCATTATTGCCAACAACCCATATATTTGCAGGGTGATTTTCAAGAAAAAAATCTAATCTATCTTGATGGGTAAAGAAATTTTTACCTGTGTTTGTAGCTGTTCCGTATATAAATAGTGACATAATTTTTACTCCTTATTTTTTAATATAACTTAAATTTTGTTTATTATCAACTTGTTGTTACCGTTTGTATAGTAGATGTACCTGAAAATTCTTCTGTATTAGTTAAAACAGTCGTTCCTTCTCCACCAAAAACTACAGCTGCTGAAGCAGTGCCTGCATTGGTGTGATAAAGTAATCTACCTGTACTCAATGAAGGTGCAGATGACCAGTTAGTTCCATCATATGATTTTGTAGTTGTCAAAGCAGGACCATTATATCCTGAAAATCCTATAGCATCTGTTTGAGATCCTGCATATCCAACATAACTTCGACTATCAGGAAATGCATTTACTTCAGTCCAAGATGATCCATTATATTCTTCAGTTTTATTAGTGAAACCTGGTGTATTACCAGCAAAAGATAAAGCAGCAGTTTGAGATCCTGTTGGACCAGTTGAACCAGCATTTGTTCTAGCAGTATTTAAATCTCCACCCGCTGTCCACCCTTCACCATCGTATTCATAAGTTGTGGCTAATACTCCCCGAGGAGGAGAACCTGTAGTACCTGCAAAATATAATCCAGCTGTTTGAGGACCAGAACTATTTCCACCTCCTCTAGTTGCTGGTAGAACTGCAGATGCAGTCCAAGTAGTTCCATCGTAATTTTCCACGTTATTAACTGCTGTTGGATAACCTCCACCAGCCGCCCATCCTGCAGTTAAAGTGCCAGATCCAGAAGTATAAGCAGATAAATAAGGAGAGCCAGTTGGAGTTCTCGACATGTTATTTACTGCAGTCCAAGAACTACCATTATATTCAAAAGTTTTTAAACCAACATTACCAGGAGGTGTACCTCCTGCTCCAACAGCTGCTGTTTGAGTTCCAAAACCAGCACCACTTTGTATGGCTACTGGATAAGCTCCACCACTAGACCATGCGAAAACGCTAACAGCTGTTTTAAAAGTATTACTGGTTGTGTTGTACCAAATTTCACCTTCAGCATAAGCTGCAGTAGGATCACTTGATACTGATCTTACATATTTTCCAACTAAATCTTTATAAGTGCTCATAATTTTAAGATGTTGTAATTGTTATGGTAGTTGAATTATTTCTACCCCTTAATTTTTGTAACACTGAATTGTACCAAACTTGTCCTTCTTTAGGATTAGCTGGATCACCCGCATAAGACTTGATGGCAAATCCTTGAATATTTCTATATAATGTCATTAAGCTCCTTAATTATTTTTTAAGAGCCAACCCTGAGTTCCATCTACATAGACCAATGTGTTAGCCGCTCTTTCTACTGAAACTGTTAAACTATCCGTAGATCCTGCGATTTTTTCTGAACCATTTGGATCAACTGTAAGTGCGTTAGAATCAAATGTTCCTGCATAATCTATAAATGATACTTCATCACCAATATTTCCTGCAGGTAAATCCATTTCTATTGCACCACTTGTAGTATTAATAAAATATCCATTTCCTGCAACTGCTGTAAAAGGTGTAGAAGTCTGTACTGATTGCCATGAAGTTCCTCCAGAGTTATCTACAAAAGATAAAACTCCTGAACCATTAGTTGTTAAAATTTGATCTGCTGATCCGTCCGCCGCAGGAAAAGTTAAAGCATCAATAGTAACTGTTCCCGAACCTTTTGGTTGTATTGATACACCAATATTAGTATCACCACCAGTTGCAGTAAATGCTGGTTTGTTTCCTGTTGCTGCATTAGCATATGTTAATTCATTAACCGCTGAACCTGTTGCAGTTAGTTTAAATAATTCGTTTCCATTAGTATCTAAAATTGAAGTTCCAATTTTAGGTGATGTTAAAGTTTTGTTTGTTAAAGTTTGAGTGCCAGTTTCTGTTACTGTACCTGCTGTAGATAAAGGTATTTCAATAACTCCAGTATTAGTTGCAACACCATCAAGGTATATAGCTTTATATCCTTTGTCGTCTGTTGCAAAAGTAACTGTTGCTCCTGAACCAGATTCTGCTTTTAACTGAACTGTGTATGCACCTGATGTGCTGTTTTTAATAAAATAAAAAGTTTCTGTAAGAAGAGGAAACGTTACAACTTTGTTTCCTGTAATTGCTTCTGGTGATACTGCACCAAGAATAATAACTCTGTTTTGAGCGGCACCTGTTAAAGCTCCATCTTCTACTGTTAATGCTGTAGTGTTAGCTCCTGTACCTGCTGCATTTAAGGTTTGAATTTTAAATCCACCTAATAACTGTTCTGCAAGTTGTAAGTTAGCGTTAGTTTTTGTTCCCCAAGTACCAGCATTTTCGCCAGTTGCCATTAGCTCTACGCCAAGGTTTGTAAAAGTTGATGCCATAATTTTGTTCTCCTGTTAGCTTGTTAATTTATATTACTTATATACTTAAAGTCAAACATTAGTTTGCTGTTTTTCTTGTGTAACCTGTGCCATCTTTAGGTGATAATCTAGTATAACCTGTGCCATCTTTAGGAATTAATCTATTTAAATACTTTAAACCAACATTAGGGTTTAACTCTGTTGTCGCTTGTACTCCTGTTAAGCCCATTACATCTGAAGGTGAAATTGAACCTACTGCAGATGTAGTTGATAGACCCGTTACTGGAACTCCTATTTCAGGAACTAAAGTTCCTACAGCAGATGTTGATGATACACCTGTTAGAATTTGAGAAATTTGTTCTGATAAAGCTCCTACAGATGAAGTTGTAGATAGACCATCTACTTGAACTATTAAGGCATCTAGAATTATTCCACCAACTGTAGAAGTCATTCCAAGACCTGTTAATCCAACAGTGGCCTGTGTTATTAAAGGAGCACCGACGTTAGATGTAACTGATAATCCAGTTGGTATAACTACAGGACTTACAATAAAATCTAAACTACCTACAGCAGAAGTAGAACTCAACCCTGTTAAAGATACAAATGTTTCTGGTGTAGCTGTTAATGATCCAAGGCTAGATGTTGCACTAACTCCAACAGGTTGAACTAAACTATTAAACGAATCTCCATAAGGTTCTTCACCCCAACCATTTCTACCCCAACCAACTAATGTACCTGCGTTATCAAAAGTACCTAATTCTGTTTGTGCTTGTACACCTGTTAAAGCTGCAATAGATAATACACCCGCAGTTATAGAACCTACAGAAGAAGTTGCACTAACCCCTGTTGGTATAACAGTTTGTGTGTCCAAAGCAGTAACACTTCCAATTGCTGATGTAGCAGATAAACCCGTGGGTTGTACTGCATAATCTACGCCCCAACCGGAGTTGCCCCATTCCTGTCTACCCCAACCTTCTGTATTAAAAGCATCTACAGCACCTACATTGGATGTAGCTGATACACCGGTTAGTATAACATCAATCGCATCTTGACTTCCATATTCGTTTGCACCCCAGGACATAAGTCCCCATGAGTTTCCGTCAACAGTATTTGCTTGTCCACCCATTCCTGAGTGATTTGTGCAATAGTAATAAAGAGTTGGTGCACTTTCAGCTACAACTATTTGAGTGTAAGCTCCAGCTT